GCCGGACCTCAAGGACCCCAAGGGGATGACGGACCTCAAGGACCTCAAGGACCTACCGGCCAAACCGGACCACAAGGACCTACGGGGCCTGCTGGCGACGATGGAAGCACGGGCCCGCAAGGTCCTCCGGGGAATAGTGGAGTTGCGGGACAAACAGGGGCACAAGGACCTATAGGACTAACTGGACCTCAAGGACCCCAAGGACCTCAAGGACCCACCGGCCAAACCGGCCCTGCTGGAGCCGCCGGAGCTGATGGAACTGCTGGAGTTGATGGAAATACAGGACCTCAAGGTCCTAGAGGACCTCAAGGATTTGATGGACCTGCCGGACCTACAGGCGCTGCTGGCGCAGATGGAAATACAGGCCCGCAAGGTCCTGCCGGGCCCGCTGGAGCTACTGGGCCTGCTGGACCTACTGGGCCTGCTGGACCGGAAGGAGATGAGGGCCCACAAGGAGCTACTGGACCTCAAGGCCCTGTAGGAGCAAATGGACCTGCCGGACCTGCCGGACCTACAGGCGCTGCTGGCGCAGACGGTGCAGATGGTGCAGACGGTGCTCAGGGAGGAATTGGTCCTCAAGGACCCGCAGGACAAACAGGCCCCGCAGGCCCTACTGGAGCGGGAGGAGAAAGAGGATTTCCAGGACAGACAGGTTCTACTGGACCTGCGGGACCCGCTGGAAATACAGGTGCACAAGGACCTGCAGGTACTGATGGGGATGGATTTACTGGAGGAACATACAATTCTTCTACCGGTGTTATAACATTTACATCTGATGATGGAATTGGATTTAGTACTGGAGATGTTCGAGGAGCTCAAGGAGCTCAAGGAGCTCAAGGGCCCGCAGGTACAAATGGTCAGGCTGGTAATACAGGCCCACAAGGGGCTACTGGAGCTACAGGTCAAACAGGACCTCAAGGACCTACAGGAGATGGATTTACTGGAGGAGCTTACAGTTCTTCTACAGGTATTGTAACATTTAGCTCTAATGATGGAATTGGTTTTACTACAGGAGATTTAAGAGGTGATGGGAATAGAGGTATTTCTTCCGCAACTGTAAACTCAAGTAATGATTTAATTCTTTCACTGGCCGATAATACAAATATTAACGCAGGAAGTGTTGTTGGACCAACTGGACCCCAAGGTTTACAAGGAGTAACAGGTCAAACTGGAGCTACAGGTCAAACAGGCCCCCAAGGTATTACAGGACCTCAAGGACCCCAAGGTCCTTCTGGTCTTACAGGAGATGGTTTTAATGGAGGAACCTATAATTCTTCCACAGGTATAGTTACTTTTACTTCTGCAGACGGAATAGGATTTAGCACCAGTGATTTACGAGGCGATGGAAATAGAGGTATTTCTTCAGCAACTATTGACGGAAACGATGATTTAATACTTACACTTGCGGATAGCTCAACTATAAATGCTGGAAATGCTACAGGTCCTCAAGGCCCACAAGGACTCGCAGGTACGGATGGAGATGGCTGGAGTGGCGGAACATATGATGGCGCTACAGGGGTAGTTACTTTTACGTCATCAGACGGGCTTCAATTTACTACAGGAGATATAAGAGGCACAGACGGAGCAGACGGTGCAGATGGTGCTACCGGGGCTACTGGCGCCGCAGAGTTGAGATTTGATACTGAGCCAAATAGCACATCTACAGCATTTAAATTTGACGGAGCAGGCTTTACTTCTTCTACAGATAATCCTACTTTAAATCTACAAAAAGGTTTAACATATCATTTTGATATGTTCAATGCAGGTGCAGCTGTAAATAGTACAAATTGGACTGCTACTGTAAGCCACACGTCGCCTAACTTACATATACCACAATTGTTTGGAGAAGCTACAGGAATAAGTCACGGCCAGAATCCGAACGCGAATTTGGTGCCGCCAACTGGATCAGCTACATTTGTTGACGTTGGTAGCACAGGTATACCAACGTCATACTTTGGGTCGGGCCCTGCCACTAGTACGGGTATTCAATGCAGAACCGTTTTCGGATTTGGTAACGCCTCAGGCGCTCATCATCGAGTGGGCTGGGCCTACTCGAATGAATTTACTGTACCTGCAGGTACAGTATTAAATTTTGATGTGTATGTTAATCCAGCCCCGGGCGGATCCAGCACCCGCGACTTTGACCCAGTTAGTATGATAAGTCTTGTAGACTATACAAATTCAGCGTATACAATCTTATATAATGCAGAAAGTAGTAGTAGTGCGTACAATACAGCTGGAGCTAAAAGTTTTACAATTGCTCTTGCTGGCACTTACCGTATAGTGGTAGCAAGCGGAGGAAAGCGCCACCTGCCCAACGGGTCTAGTGGAACACTCACCACTTTTGAGATAGTTCTATCAAATCTTGTATTGTCAAATGGTCACCCTCTTTGGCTTCAAACTTCTTCCGGAGCTTATGACGCAAATCATACTTTAGGAGCTTCAGATGGAGTAACGAACAATGGTGCGTCTTCGGGAACTTTGACTTATGAAGTCCCAATGGATGCTCCTGATACTGTGTACTACGTTTGCCAAAATCATTCCGGAATGGCCGGTACAGTGTATACTACTGATGTAGCACAGGGGGGTGTTGTATTAGATAATTTGGCGCCTGCTCTAAAATTTGATGTAACAGCTAATGGAACAGCTAATCTATTTGAATTCCAAGGTTCAGGATTTAATAGTACTACAACCAATCCGACTTTATATTTACAAAAAGGTTTAAAATACGAAATTGATTTATTTCAAGCTTTATTAACAACAGATTCTACTGGTTTCTCCGTAGATACCGAGTTAACAACAGATACGCCCTTGGGAGTCGACTTTAGCGCTTACGGTGTAGAAGCTAGTGATAATACTGGATGGCAGGCATACAGCGAGTACACATCTAGCGGATATAGTTCTCCTAATTATATTACAGGATTTAAGAATATTACCCTAAGTGGTGTTACGTACCCTTCTGTAGAAATTGTTACCGCAGCTGTTAGTGCCAGCACTCATCAGAAGGTTGTTAGAAAAGGCTGGGCGTATTCAAATGAGTTTATAGTAGATGCTGGAATAATATTAAGCCTATATATAAATGGCGCGGGCGGCGCGTCAGGTCTATATTTTGATAATGAAGTTAAGGTATTGTTACATGACTTTAATAGCAGCACTACCACTGTCATGTTCAATGCGGCAAGCACTGACGGGTATCAATCATTTACTTTAACAGGAGGAAGATATAGAATATTTGCTTTCACCGGGGCGAAAAAAGCATCTGGTGCTCCTGGAGGTTCGCAAACTACGCAGATTTTTTCTACTAGCCTAGCAGACGTAAAGTTATCAAATGGTCATCCTATTTGGTTTCAGACTTCTTCCGGTGCGTATAATGCGGCCAATGTACTAACAGCCTCTGACGGTGTAACAAATAATGGTGCAGAAAATGGAAGCCTAATTTATGAAGTTCCTATGGATGCTCCAGATACTCTTTATTATGTATCTGAAAATAGTGCTACAATGACAGGCAAAATTTATACAACTGCTCCTACTGCCCACGTGACCAATTATACCACTACAGAAAGAAATGTTCTTACTGCAGTAAATGGTGATTTAGTTTATAATTCAACCACACATAAGTTCCAAGGATACGCAAACGGAACTTGGGTAGATTTACACTAACCTAATAGGAGCTATAAATGTCATATGATTTTCCAAATAACCCAAGTAACGGAGATTCCGTTACATTTAATGGAGTTACTTATGTTTATAATTCTTCTATTCCTGCTTGGACTGTTGACGCAGGCAGCTATGGTCAATCGGGTAGCTCTTACGGAAATAAATTCGTAATGGTAATTCCGCAAGACGCACTAGCAACAGGAACTCCTGCGGCAGAAACATTTATAACTTTTGATAGAGGGTTTGGACGTAGCGTTAAGCATCGAGTTTTAACTGCTCAATTTGGAGACGGATACGATCAAACTCTTAACGATGGAGTTAATATAAAAAATGATAGTTTTACAGCAACTTTTAAAAATAGAGTCGCTTCTGAAATTAATCTTATTTCAGACTTTTTAGACTTGCGTTCCGCAAAAGAATTTGAAATACGAGTACCAAATAGAACTGGTATAGAAATTATGTATGTAAGACCTAAAAGCTATACTATTACATATGACTATGACCAATATCACACTTTGAATGCTCAACTAGCTAGAATTTATACTCCTAGAACTACTTAATATGGCTATTTTTAATTACTATCTTGAAGTTGATGATGTACCCGCAAATACTTATGGGTATCATCCTCCTATTGCGGATGCTTCCTCTAACTATACCGTAATTATAAAAACTGGAGATACTGTAAATATTCGTACAGTATATACAGGTTCAAATACTACGGATGCTGGTGAAATAAGGTATATTGCAGCACCGAATAATGATACCGGACTAAATGATCCCGATGCAACAGGATCTCCGGGGTTAGACACAACTTGGACGCTTACTGCCACTGATAATACCGATTATTATGCTAGGTGGTTTTGGTACACTGAAGTTAAGCCTGGACTTACATCACCTATAATTCCGCACGCCCAGTTGTCCGCTAGACTTTTAATTCTTCCTGACGCCTTTGGATTCACAGGCCTACCTAGTTTTATAGGTCCCGGAGGAGTAGAAGATATAGAAATAACAATGCCGGAGGATTTGGAGCCCTTCTTAGACGGTACTTATAATACTGGTGACTATGACGGCCCTGTAGGAGGCCCAGAAAAGTTTTATTGGAAAATTACTACAGATGCAAATGCAACTCAATTAGCTCCTGTTGGTTCTTTTGAACGCAGAAATGGAATTCTAACTGGTCCTAAAAATGGCACTACAATTAATATCCGACCTAGCCAGAGTTGCCCTCTTGCAACCTACTATCTTAGCTTATACCACTTTAATACAACACCTCAATTTGTAAATGGGTCTGCTACTCCTTCTACAGCGGGAGCGGATTGTTTAATTCAGACATCCTCATTTACAGTAGCTGTAGACCCTTATATTGCTATAAGGCAATCTCAGCAGCAGTCAATTGATGATGCTTTAATAGAATTATTCGAAGTAACACTCCCAAGTGGTAGTATTTTGTACGTACATAATGGACTTGACTACGATGCTGGAACAATTGGTGAAAATATTTATTTTCCAAATGAGCTTGGAAATACTTTAAATGAATATTTAGCCTTTCCAATTGAAATTACAGGAATATCACAGACCTCTCAAGGGTCTAGTAATCGTCCTTCACTAAGAATGGCAAATATACCTATGCTAGCAGGGGGAAGGGGAAATAATGGAAACGGAGTAGAAGATGAACAAACAATTTATAATATTCTTCAAACTGAAGGTCTTTTTACTTCGGATGATTTAGTTAATACTAAAGTAGTTTATAGAAGTACTCTTTTTAAACATACATACAGAGTAGGGGATACTCCTCAAATACCTACAGAATTCCCTAAGGGTACTTACTTCATAGAAAAAGTGAGCCAAGAAGACAATATATTTGCCAACTATGAACTTGTAAGCCCTGCAGATATGGAGGGGATTACAATTCCTGCGAGAGTTGCAGTTGGAAAATATTGTGCTTGGGAGTACCAAGGGCTTCTTTATGGTAGAGGAGGTTGTCCTGTTCCTGCAAATGCTTTTAGTCTTTGGATTGATGAGAACGATAGATTAATTGCAACTAGTGCTGCATCTAGCGGAATTTCAACTTGGGCTTCCGCTACAACTTATGAGAGCGGGGTAACAAATGGAACAGGTATTGGAGACAAAGTAAGAAGGGTAAACCCTAACACTAATGGTTGGCAATTTTATGAGTGTGTTATTACAAATAGTGGTAGAGAGCCAGAAAAATATCCTACATATTGGAAGCGTTTAGATGTTTGTGGTAAAAAGTTAAGTTCTTGTAAGGTTAGATTTCAAACAAGACATAGTGCAGTACATAATACAGTTGCAGCAGGTAGTCTAATACCGGAGGATGAAACGCATAGAAATTCTGCAGAACCTTTACCTTTTGGAGGCTTTCCAGGGTCTCAAAAGTTTAGATGAAACCTATTAAGAAACATTTTGAAGATTGGGCACCAAAAGAAGCGTGTGGCGTTTTTATAGATAATTTTACATTTTTAGGGTGTAAAAATATTTCTTCAGAAGATAATGTTTTTTGCTTTTGTCCTGAAGAGTATTTTAATATTTTACGACAATATGAAATAGAAGGAATTGTTCATAGCCATGTTAATGAATCAAATAGTCCTTCAGAAGCTGATATAAATACGTGTAATGCAATGAGTATACCTTACTACATATATTCTTACCCAACAATGGAACTAAATGTAGTTTTACCAAAATTAACTATAGGAGTTAAAAAATGAGAAGAAAAGTAGTCTTTGAAGGAGAATTAGGCGAAAAATTTGGAAAAGAAACTTATATAGATGTAGCCTCTTTCGGAGATGTTATTAGATGTTTTTCTGCAAATTTTGATAACTTCAAACAATATTTATTAGATTGTGATAAAAGACAGATTGCTTTTATATGTAAAGTAAATAATGTTGCTATTAGTGAAAAAGAACTTCCTTTACGATATGGGGAAGGAGATATGGTTATAACTCCAGTACCTGCAGGCGCGGTTCTGGGCAAGTTTTTTAAAGGGGTCGTAAAAGCAATAACTGGAATAGTTTTAGTTGTTGTTGGAGCGATGACTGGTAATTGGACGTTAGTGATACAAGGGGGACTGATGGCTTTTTCAGGTATTGCCGAGCATTTAGCGCCTGACCCCCTTGGAGATCCTTCAGATCCAGATCCCGACTACTTATACTCAGGAACAGCTCAACTAGTATTAGAAACTGATCCTATTCCTGTTTGCTATGGTAGAATGAGAGTTCCAGCTAAAGCAATAAGTTTTGATATACGTGCAAATACTGCAGGAATTTCTGCAAATGCTGCATCCTCCGATAATTTAAAAGGTGCAAAAGGTGGAACGTCTAGAAATGCCAGCATGGGCAAGTATACTGCAGCAATCGCTGCTGTTACAGAGATTAGCGCGTAATGGGGACACTTAACAAACTATCGAGAC